GATCGTGTCAACGGTTTGCAACGGGTAGCGAGGCAATAGAACCTGAGACGCCCTGCCTGATTGTAGCAGCTCATCAACAGATCCTTGGCGTACACCATCCCACCACTGTTGTTGGTCGTTCGGCCAATGGTCAATGGTCATCTTCCAGGTCTGAGTGATTAGCGCTAACCCGGTATACTCTTCGACCATCTCGCGTGATGCCGTAATGTACAGCTCTATCTGTGCATTCTTTGCCGTGTCGTCTGCGTCAAGCTCTAACTGATTCTTTACGTCAAGCGCAGAAACAGGCTCAGCAAGCGGCGCGGCGACAAGAGTATGCCCGCGATATTGGCTGTAGTTTATAGTGTGGCGTAGTGCCATACGTTAGCCTTCGTGCGTCGGAGCTTGAGGCTTGATATATTGCGGCTTAGGCGGTTTCTTAGGTAGCCTAGTCACTCCATCGCGAATTGCCATTTCAGCAACCTTGCCCCTCACTTCGTCACCAGCTTTAAAGCGCAGTGTTGTGTGACCATCAGGCGCCACGTTGTAGTCGTGAGTTAATATGACTTTCATCATCGTATCCCCTTAAAATTAGGAGGCCGTCCTTGGCCATGAGTGGTTTAGATTACTGATTCAACGCTGTAACCTTCAGGTTCGTGGTGTAAGTTACCACGGACAGCAATCACTGCGACTGCCACGTCGGTCTCTGTACCCTTTGAGAAAACAGCGCGGACATATTGCTTAGTGCCGATATATCCAAACTGATACGCAGTGTTAGCCGCCAGCGTAGGCTCAGCGCCAAGAATGTCAGCGTCTGCAACGTTAGTCCATGCCGAGCCGTCTACTGACTCTTCAAGAATTACTGTTGCGTCACCAGCGACGCCGGTGATAGCGCCGATTGATACTGCGAAAAGAACGCTATCAGCGCCCTGTAGGTTAATTGATTGGCCGTTAACTGCGGCGGTTGCCACCTGCGGGCGGATGCTTTCTTCGACGTCGGCACGTGCGTTTGTGTCACGAGTTGACATAGTATTATCCTCTTGATTAAGTGATGGGGCCGAAGCCCCATGCTGTTATACTGAAAAACTTATCAGCTTGATTGCTTCAAAGTTCAGGATATCGCCGCCTACTCTTTTTGTCGTGTAGAACTTGATATATGGCTTCGCGGTAAACGGATCACGCAACACGCGGACACCTACCCGGTCAACGATCTGATAAGCTTCGTTCATGTCGCCGAATGCGATAGACAATGAGCCAGCGCCGATGTCTGGCATATCCTCAAACTCGATTACGGAATAGCCAAGCAGCGTTGAAGGCTGGCCTGCGGTAAGGCCAGGCTGCCATATATTATCCCCGTTAGAATCTTTCAGCTTGCGAACTTCTGCGGTGGCAGTGCGAGGCATAAACCATTTTGAGCCCGCACGATAGCCTTGCTTGATGCCATAAATAGTATCAATCAAGACGTCACCGCCTGCGGCGCCAGCTGCGAATCCACCCGATACACCGGTTGCGTTCTGCTGAATAGTGCCGGGCAGAGTAGTCCCTGATGCGTAAGTCAAGAAGCCGCGCGGCTTGCCTACACCGTCACCATTAACAAAGGCTGCGTTTTCTTTACGCGCAAACTTAGTCGATACCTTGTCAGCCAACCATGCCTCAACGTTAACCATTGAATCATCAAGCAGCTTCTGAGTGATGCGTGGCTCCGCATACATCTCATGCACCGGGATGCGCCATGCAGCAATTTTTGGCGTACTGGTTTCTGGGCGGGCTTGTGTCTCGCCAACCCATCCAGCATCTGCTTCGTCCAGATCATATAACCCTTCCAGTGCGTCGGTGCCAATGGTCATAACATTAGCAACTTGGCGCATAGGTGAGGTTTCAAAAATCTTGGTGACGATTCTGCCGCTGGTATCAGGCTCAACGAAATAACCGCCGTCAGGATCAGATCCGACAGAAAGAGATTTAAGGGCATCGGGCTGGTTCGCGTAGCTGTCGCCTTTGCGCATCCAGTTACTGAAGTGTTTTTTGTACTCGGCCATGCCCGCCACGCCAAACTCTTTGGCAATTTCGGACGCAGGAATACCGCGCTCTTTGGCAACCATTTTTGCAAAGTGATCCGCTTTTTCTTGCATCTTGCCAGAGCTGCCATCGTCTGCGGCTACTGCCTTGCGGGCTAGTGCGGTTTCTGCCAAGTCCAGACGGCTCTTAACTTCGCCGAGCTCGTCCATTTTCGCGTTCATTTTGGTAAGCTGCTCTTCAAGCAGGGGGTCAGCGCTACCGCTCTTTTCGATCTGTGCCAGGCGCTCATCGTTCTTTGACTTAAATTCGTCAAACGTTTTTCCCAGCGATTCAATTACGTCTTTTAATTCATTAGCCATTGGGTATACCTTTAAATTTGTTTAGTAGGGTTCGTGTAGCTTCAAGCGCCTCAGCCTCAGAATCACTCTGATCAGATGCGGCTTTATAACCATGGCTCGCAATGGCCGTGGCTTCTTTTCTTGAGTATCCAGCGTCACGCAGGAGCCTCTCAAAATCTTTGATTGATTTAACATTGGTGATTAGCGCTTCGGGGTTGGCGCCCCATGTGACCAGGCTGGTCTCCATCAGGTCAACTTTTTCGATGACCAAACCGCGCGCGCCGGTGGCGCCACCTTCCGGAATGTTAAAGCCGACGCTAAGCGCATCAAGTACGCCCTCTTTGAGTAGGGCATATGCTTCTTGGCCTTGGCGCACCTCCATAATCATGCGACCTTTTACATAGAGACCTCTATCGTCTTCTTCCATCTCCAGCCACTTGCCGATGATCTGCTTGCGGTCGTGCTGCCAGAGCATCTTTGGCATACGGCCTGAAGCCTTGGACGCGGCGATAGTGTCTTTGAAAGCGCCTTTTAGAATCACGTCGCCGTCAGAATCCTCAACGCCAAACACGCTGGCGTAGCCCTCAAACATGCCGGTGTCGTCAATGGCTTTTAACTGTAAGCTACTTGTAAAGTGCTTTTGATTCATGACTGCGCCTCATGGTTGCGCTGTTTTTGATAACTTTCAGGCATGATAGCATATATTTTTAAATTAAAGTATAGGCGTAAAAAAGCCCGCGTGGTGCGGGCTTGTGGGTTGGCGTTTAGCTATATTAATCAGCCGTCAAAGTGAGCCAATAATTTTTCGTATTTCTTTATCACTAATCTCACGGGATTTCATTTCAGGATCATATTCCCATTCGCCGTCATTAGAGATTAATATTTTTGTGCTAAATCCCGTTTCCAGATTACGGCTTACAGCCAATCCAAGAGGATGGCAAATTTCCCTGTTTATTCTCTCAATTAATCCCAGCTCGCTCATTTTGTTCCAGTCAATGCTTTTCATTTACTTATCCTCCCGCGCAAGCTTACGGTCAATTTTGCTCCGCTCTAGCGAATGGCTGAGAGTGACCAGCATCCACACCGGCACCCAGAAGCCCATCGTAATGACTGATAGGACAAGGTGTAACAAGTGCGCTGTTTTGTGATCTGCGCGTCTTGCTAGTAGTTGTGATCTGTTCATTTTGCACCTCCCTTATTCGCTGCAAGCAGGCTTTCAATAGCTGCGTCAATCTGTCCAGTCTTAGCGCCCGCTCCCGCGATTATATTGCGCTTTGATTCCCGTAGTTGTTCGACTCGACTGTCGATTGAGCCGGTGCTGTCAAGCGGGATGTCGACGTCAATCGAGCCTAAAATGAGACGGTCATCATCTTTTATTGCTCCGATCAGTGATACCGCTATCATTCCGTACAAAAATGATGTCGGGTCATTGTACGCATAAACGTAAACAGTGCCATTAAAACGATCTGGTATCTTCATGTCTTTCATTTTGATTTCCTTTTTTTGTATAAAATGTGCCGTTGACTTTAGTTAAAAGCTTCCTGCGCAGCAATTACCTGCGCAGCTAGCTCTGTGGCCGCTTCCTTTGCCTTTGCTTTTTTAGTCTTGCTATTGAAGTCAAGCCCAAGAACGTAGCCGAAAATCTGACCAGAAACGGTAACGTTCGCGTCGTTGGTTGATCCTTCAATAACGCGGTAAAACTTCGCAATGCACTTTGAGATTTTGCCGGTGCTTTGCAGATCAAAATACTCTCTGTTAAACCCTTCTTTGATCCATGTTGTTGAGCCAACGATTTCTGTAGTGATTTCTGAGTTGCCGCAATCGTAAGTAGTAGCCATGTCTTTCATTTTTGCTTGCTCCGGTGTGGTTAGTATCTCTCGATGACTTAATAATAACACACTATTTGCAGCATTGCAACACCCAAAAGCAAAAAAGCCCGCATTATGCGGGACTGTCTTATATACCGTTTAGCTATATCAATCGACTACTAGGTACCCAACCGCACAGCGACAGCCAATTATTTCAGCGGCACTCCCGCTTGGATCGCCGGGATAATCCAGGCTCTCGCCGCCAATAATAAAGGGCTCATCCATGCCCACCACCTGACCATCTGCGTCTGCGTGCGTATCTCGTGTGCGCCCGCCGCTTGCCGCAATCCATTCACGCCGCATATTAAGCCCGGTTGATTCTGCCTGTTTCTTAGCCCCGTAGTTTCCCGCGCTGTGAGTCTCTGTCCGGGCTATCAGTGCGCCTCTCTGTCTGCTAATGTTGGACGCGTTACTTGATATTAGTTTGGCTATCTCACGCTGCCCAAGCCCGGCTTTTTGGCCAATGGAAATCTGACTCATTATCTGGGTGCGGGTTGTCTCTGCTATTTGCTGGATTTTCTGTCCACCAAAATCGGCTATGTACTGCTCGACAAACATATCCCACTTTGGCTGTTGCTTAATGACGTCAGGCCCGCCGCTGCCTTTTGCCGCCGCAGTAATACGCTTGGCCATGCCCTCAACTGAGGCGCGCCAGATCCGTTTGAGCAGTGAGTCTATGCGCCGTAAGTGTTCGTCTTGCGACCTAATCTGCCCGGATGCCTGCCACCCCCTTACCATTGATAGCGTTGTGGTTGCTATTTCTTTTGAGAGTAGACGCTCAGACACGCGTGACAGACGCTCAAGCAATAATTGCTGATTTCGCCTCTCGCGCTGTGCGTCCTGATCAAGTAGTCTTCGAGCCATAAGCCAGCGCCTTCGCTTCGTCGGATGATAGCGGCTGCTCCTCTGGCGGCAGCGTGATAGGCTCAACAGCCATTGATAGAGGAATCATGCTTGATGATACTAGGATTTCATCACCGCCAGCGGGCAGCTTGTCATAGCCCTTCATCATTCGCCGCTCGTTAATCGTCAGGTCACTCGACGCATCCGCCATTGCCCAAAGCTCTTGTCGCTTTTCTGCGATTGCGGGTATCTTGTCGAGGTCAATATCTAGGGTGACGCCGCTGAACAAAGGCGAAAGCCAAGCGTTTAGTTCATCGCGGATATATTCAGCCAGCGGTATCACCGTTTCTTCGTAGAATGCTAACCGGGCTTCGCGGTAGTTGCTGTATGTGCTGTCGCCTGGGATATTTAGTAGTAATGGAGGTACGCCAAGCGCCAATGAGACATCACGTGCGGCGCTGTATTTAGTTTCGATGATCGCAGCGTCGACCGGCGATAACCCCATCTGCGTCCATTTCAAGCCACCCTCAAGCAGCATCGGGCGCCCAGCGTTTGTGCTGCCAGTGTACTTTTCATCGATCTCTGCCTTGAGTCGATTAAACTGGTCATTAGTAAGCGACCCCTCGCCGAGCTCCATTGCCCCGGACGGTGCCGCCCCGTTTTGAAGTAGAGACTGCATCCACTGCATTGATTCGTTGTGTTGATCTACAGCATACGCGCCAGCCATTAACGGGCTCATGCCGTACCAGTCATCGAGGGGATTAAATGATTTTATATGTCGGATGTCACTCTGTCCTGTGCGTGGGTCTGCATCAAAGTCAACGCTTGAACTGCCAACGCTGAACTTGTATCCAGCGGGGAACCCGGTAGCGCTCGGCTTAATTTGCATCCGATCAGGTCTCAGCGCATACAGCTCACGCGGCTGCTTACCAACCACGACACGCTCCAAGTATGAGTTGCCGGAGATTCTGAAATAGCCCACAACGGCGCGCATGAATTCCGGCCCGGACTGCAAAGGATTAGGCTGCCTGATTAGATCAAGCAGGCCGCTCACTTCTACTTCTTTTCCCCGCGCATCTTTAGCAATCCAGTCCATAGCAGCAACGGCGTCCGCTGTTTTGTTGATCGCCTGGAAAGCTACGACGTTCTTCTGATAGCCCTCTTGCGCGTAGTCTTTCGCGCTGGTATTGCCGCTGCCCATCGACCATTGTGCTTGATTCTTTCCGGTGAACATGACCGGGCCTGTCCGCGATTCTTTGACCGCTTCAGGTTTACGCTTTAACCAGTTTAACATTGGTTGCCCTGCCTGCTATTGAATTGTGTGTCACAGTTTAACGGATAATGAGGCGGGTTCATAGTGAGCGAACTCTCGGCGCACTCTTTGCCGTTATGAGCGGTTGGAGCGCGTATCTAACAGCATCCCACCGATGATTATTGTCATCCTTGATTATTGGCTGTACGTCGCCTGTGCGCTTGTCTACTTTGTAGCTGTAAAGCCGCGCCTCTTCCTGCATTTCTTTGCATCGCGTGTGAATGACTATCTCATCAAACGATTTAATAAACTCCACACCGTCCTCTACGCTGCCCGGCCACTTCTTTACGCCCTGCATTTTGGGTAGACCGTGCCGCTTTAGATAGCTGATTGATTCCGGCCTAGCGCTGTCCGCCCTAATTGCATATAGTTCAATCCACTTATCATGCTCTTTAAAATACTTGGCCGTGTCGTCTAGCTCCAGCCCTATGCGCCCTGCGTCTTTGTCGATGTATAGCGTATTGCCTTTGATGTAGGTTCGCACAAAGCAACTTGGATCATTAGCAAAGCCAAAATCAATGCCGTACATCGGATCGCCATAGGACTTATCTGGCGTAAACTCATCAACGCGCCAGTTTGTAAACACCTGAGCGTCTGACTTGGTATTATACCCGCCCTCCCAGATATGGACGTATCGCTCATAATCGGTGCGGCGCTGCCAGGCTGCAAGCTTTATCATTTCTTCGGGACACCATGGGTTATCCGTGTAATTTACGTGGACTAAGGTGGCGTCTGGGTTGTCATTAAACAAAATTTCAACGGCGTCATCCGGTTGATCAGGGTTCCAGCTAAACCAAAGTTCACTGCCCGGCTTTCGTATTGTCGGGGCTAGCAGCTCGATGGATCGGTGACTAAGTCTCTGCGCCTCTTCGCACCACGCGCGGTCGAATCCCTCAAGTGATTTTATAGAGTCCGCTGTGTGGTCTTGCATACCCTGAAAGATGATGACCCCTTCAGCGCCTATACGCCGGATCTCTGTAAGCGTTATCTCAAACAAGTGAGACACGCCAAGCGCTCGGATCTTATTCTCTAACAGTTTTTTGGATGAAAATTTTAACGATCGCTGGATTTCACGAATACAGACTGATTGCTGGTCTGCGTTAATTACATGCTCTTCTATTAGCGCCTCTGCCGTGAAGTGCGATTTGCCTGAAGAACGTCCGCCCTTTGCACCCTTGATACGGTTTGGCTGCAATAAAGGAACAGCCCATCTAGGAGTCTTTATTTCGAGGATCGATAATGACACGTTCTACCCTCATGCTACCGTCTTCTGACGTGTGGTTAATATCGGTTTTTTCGCGGAATCCAGCCTGAGTCTTCATCCAGAATATCATAGCCGCCGTGTCCCCGCCCACCGCTTTGTTAAACAGCGCGCCGCCGACTGT